AACCCTTATCAGCTACCAAATAAAGGTAACTTAGAGGTAACTTACACATTTATAGAAGTTACCTTTTTATATTTACAAACATAACTCGCATTGCATCAGAAGCTTAATTATTGTATAGTTTCTGGGAAGAAACATCTATTGAACAGGTGCATTATGGAACAAGAGAACAAAGAAGTATTTATACCAGAAGCGATGTCAGACGCATTGTTTGAAGACAAAATAACTCCAAAACAGAGAAAATTTATACTATTGCTGGTGCACTCAGAAGGGCTGAAGACTGCAACACAATGTGCAATTGAGGCTGGGTATGCCAAAAGAAGCGCTTTTATGATTGCATCAAGGTTGCAGAATGTAAACAAATACCCGCATGTGGTAAAAGCAATTGATTCAGAAGTCAGGGCAAATACTGAAAGATACAGATGCACACAGGAAAGATCCCTGTCTACATTAGCTAGAATCAGGGATAAAGCCAGCGAGTCAGGAAACTGGAATGCTGCCGTAGCTGCGGAGACCAGGCGTGGTCAGATAGCTGGTTTGTATGTGGACAAGAAAGAGATTCTTACAGGTACAATTGATTCCATGTCGAGAGATGAGGTAGAGAAGAAACTGCAAGACTTGAAAGAACAGTACAGTATTGAAACTACGTTTGAGGAAGTTAAAGAATTAGAAAATAAGTCTTGACTATAAAATAGAATGGGATTATATATCCCTTAGAAAGAGAGGAAGTATGGAAAGCAAAGAAGATTTTATTAGAGAAGTTAGAGAACTATTAAATGCTAACGAGAAGGTTGTTCATGTAGATTGTTGACATGGTGCATGAACTTGCAGAATCATATAGGTATTAGTATGTTAGTAATAATTAGACCAGATTTATATGAATACACATCACTACCTATGACCGACGAGTTGTTCTGGCGTAGGATAGAGAACTTGAGGCGTGCAGCACTGACTGCTGATGACTTTGAGTTTAGATTGTTGTATTATAATCAGATGATGGAACTGATGAAGAGGTGTCCATGAATAAGTTTGATTGGTTTGTTATGGCGATTGGTTTGTTGATGTTAATAGGACTAAAACCTCTTATGATATTGATATTTTTGTTCATGGGAATGATGCATCTGTTTTGAAACCAGAATCTAAATACTGGAATACAATTAAGAAAAATACTCCTGGTATATTTTGGACTCGACTAGAAAGTTGGGCTATGCCAGGTGTGCCAGACTGCTATGGTTGTAAAGATGGTGTCATGTTTTGGGTTGAATTAAAGATAACTAAAGATAAAAAAATAAAGTTAAGTCCTTTTCAAAAAGCGTGGCATTTTAACCATGCAAGGCAAGGTGGTAGAAGTTTTATTATGGCCCACTACCTCGGAGACAGTTTATCCTGTATCTTCCCGAGCTCCATTGCCGTGGGCCTATCCGCATTGTCCGTTGACCATGCTAAGTTAACCACGCACCTGCCAGCAGACGCAGCGTCCTGGAACCAGGTGCAGCAGTTCCTTCTGCATTGCCCATTGCCTCCATTACCCAAGCTTTCTCCCGTTATTAGTAAGTAGTGTAACACCTGCAGCTGCAGCCAGGATCCTGAGCTGGTAGCCGTCTGCATTGTGCATCGGGGAAAAAGCTACGCTTCTGGGGGTATAGTAGTAACAGGACTGGCAGCACAACCTGCGTGCTGAAGTGCGTGTGGAAAAATAAAATGTAGATAGCTCTTGACTATCTAATAAGATGGGACTATATACATACCTGTGGCTACCGAATCCGTTTGGAAGTTTCGCGAACGGCCACATACAGGGTCACCATGACTTAGAGCGCTAAGGTGGCCCTACATTAGAAAGGAACAA